CCCTAGACCTGGTGTGCACCGCTTATGTACTTAAAAAACCGCGGGGGGCAAGATAAACCTTAGGGCCTCCGGCGTAAGGAAGGATGCTCCTAAGCCTCCGGCGTAAGGAAGGATGCTCCTAAGCCTCCGGCGTAAGGAAGGATGCCCCTAAATCGCCTTCGGCGAACGTGTTGTTTATTTGAGTCAGATGTTGTAGGGGTTGAATGCATTCACCCCAAAGCGCTTAACCTCAAAGCGACGACGGATAGCAGCAACCGTCTCAACGTCTAAGGTCCCGTCACGGTTCTTAAACATATCCTCAATCGAGTACTGAGAGGTAACCACAAACTTCTTGGGGCGAATAGATATCGCCCCGCCTTTAGTTTCCCCAATGAAAGGATAACGATCAGCCCAACGCTTAAGGTGGTGACGTAAACAGGCGTGGTCTGGGTCCATGTCGTCCATAACAACAACGTCTTGTCCCTGGTAACCATCACACCACTTATTGGTCATCTTCATATAATGCTCCGGGAACTGCTCCTGGGCATAACGGGACTTACCAGTACCCGCTGAACGATAAAGCCATAAGCCACAAACACCATCCAAACCATCTGGACGAGCCATATGGTCCTTGGAAATCTCCTTCAACGTACGATAGTAGCGAATATAAATGTCATCGGGAACATCAGCAATGTCACCAGAAACGGCCGCGAGACGAGCATCCTTCCAGCGCTGCGCCTCAGATGCTCCCTTCTCAGCAGCACTCAACGGGCGCTCACCGCGCTCCTCAACGTCACCATCCTTAGAGCAGTACTCCACGTTCTGGGCAACGGATCCCATTGCTGCCTCCAGATGACACCCGGCAGGGAGCACAGCCTTCGCTCCATTAAACGTCTTAGCATTAGGAAAGTACACAAACCCCTGGAGATGGGGAGTACCGTTAGCACCAACCTCGCGTCCAAAGATCATGTAAGCACAAGGCACCGCTGCAAGCAGCGCTTCATGTTCAGGGGTATAGTTGTTGAGCGTGAAGCACCAACCACGGGAACGACGATTGGCCATAATTGATGAATGAATAAACTGCGCACGACGATCATCACTTCATTTAATTAAGTGATGGTTCTAGGTAAGAGGGGCCGTCCAGGCAGTATGAAGTATGTGCCGCGCTACGCTAAGCGCATAACGCGTGGGCCTTATGTCCCACGAGGCCTGACATTGCGACCCAACAATGCCTCAGTGGCAAGACAAGTAGAGATGAAATTCGTGGACATAAGCCCAACGTTCGCATTGGACTTCGCCACACCATACCACATCAACCTGCTCAATGGAATCGCAACAGGAAGCGATCTATATCAACGGGTGGGACGATCAGTCTACATGAAAAACCTGCACATCGATTTCCAGTGCCAAAATATCAACACTGGATCATCTACTCCAGACTTGGAAATGCGAGTTCTGGTAGTGCTGGACAAAGCTCCAAACGGCGCCGCTTTGCCCGTCCTAGCTGATTTCTTACGAGAAATCAACGCCGCAGGAGCGGCCACTACAAATTTGAACAGCCACCAGAACACGAACAACAGGCAACGATTTAAGTTCCTATTCGACAAGAAGATCGGCATTCCGCCTTGGAATGTCGGTGCTACGACAACCGGAGCACCAGCTCTGAATATGGTTGACGTATACTGGCGAAAGCATATCAAATGCACCACAAGATGCAGTTCATTGGAAAAGGGTCACCGGTGTCAGAAATCCAGAACAATGGTCTATACATAATTATGGCACATGATCAAGCGGCGGTTATTGCTGCACCATGGCAACTTAAGATTCAGGCTAGGGTGGACTTCACAGACATCTAATAAACCGCTTTATTCTAAGACATCTTGCAACAATCTTGGATGACCTGCTTCATAGCCTTGTTCATGCGCTTGACAGCGAAGACGAAGTCGATACACTTGCGGATCTCAGGGTCTTGCTCCAAGAAATCCAAGCGCACCAGCTCCACCTCAGAAAGGTTCTCCAGCTTCTCGATCATGCTGCGATTGCTGACCGGGAGGCGAGATAGGGAATCAGGCTTCATGATAGGCGTACTGTATCGGTCCATCGTGCCTCACCTATATACAATACCAACACACCCAATACAATTATGGGACAGCGCGCACTAGTTATGTGCGCTAAGTGGCGCCAAGGGCGCAAAGTGCGCAGTGCGACTTAAGGCGCCAAGGGCGCACTAATTAAGTCTGCACGTGCACACTAGGTCTAGGGTAATACTT